ATTTACAAAGTAACCAGTTTCTGTAGCGCCAGTTCCTTGTACCTCCAGCTTTTGCACCGCTCCAGAGTCAGGGCCAACATTTGTAGAGCTACCGATTAAGACATTACCGCTGCTGTCGATGCGCATGGCTTCGCCTGAGCCATTTGTGCGAAAAAACATATAATCGCTGTCAAAGTTGTAGGCTACAAAGCCACGATTGCTCCCTGTAGTATTGCGGAATGTAACTTCAGCACTTCCTGTGTTTGCATCGTTAGTCAGGTGTATTTTAGCAGCGGAGTCTTTTACGGTAAGGGTTCCACTAGGCGAACTCGTGCCAATGCCCAAACTCTCAGCACTCGCATCCCAGAAAAACTTTGCCGTGGTGCCAGTATCCTCGTAAAAGCTGATGTCGCCGCCTGAGCCAATCTTCATACGGAGATTATTGCCAGCCGTATTAAACAACATTTCGTTTGTTCCAGCAGGACTATCCTGCAAAAACTCTAATTGCCCAGAAGTGTTGTGATAAATGTAGCTATAATCACCACCCGATCCGTCACCATTACTATCGCCATCCAAAACAAGCATAGCACCATTCGCACCAGTGCTACCTATCAAGGCTCTTGTGAAAGCAGATTGCTGTACGGTTACTTCATCGCTGGTCAAAGTACCCGTGATGTCTACGCCTGTGTTTGTGGTGGCGAGTTTTTCTGATCCATCGTAATGAAGAGTTGCAACATCCCCAACACCTTTTATAAGGTTATTTCCAGAAGCATTTTCAACACGAAAGTCACCAACTTTTACTTTAATTGCACCAGTGCCAGCATCTTCAATAATACTGTGGTTTCCATCATGGTAAATCTGAAGATCAGACCCTGCGCCAAAGATGGCTTTGTCGTTGTCACCGAAGGTAAAATCCGCAGATGTAGAACCACCATCTATAGAAATACTACCTGTTACATCAAAGTTATCTGCACTACTATCGTATCTAAACCCTTCAGTAAGGTTGCCATTACGCATGGAGTAAAATACAAGATCAATTTCTTCAGCAGTTGGAGTTAAACCTGTAGTAATGCTACGAATAGCACCACCAGTTTCTACATTACCAGCAGCAGTTTCAACACCAAGAGTAAGACCAGACCCAATGCCCACTGCAGGTGTACCAGAAGATTGTACTTGAATACCTAGAACATCTGTCACTGCATTAGTTGTAGCATTAGTCACATCAACAAGAGGTGCTTGTGAGAAGGAAACAACACCACCAGAAGATATAGCAATTGCATCACTATCAGAAGCAGAGCCAATAGTACCAGCATTGTCAATCTTAATGCTACCTACTGTTGCTACACCATCAAGGAACATATCCTTAAACAAAAGACCACTTGTACCAATATCTAGTGTATTAGTAGTCTTAGGTTTAATCTCAGTTGCACTTGCTACAAAGTCTTGAACTGGACCCAATACAGTAACAGGCCCACCTTCTGCAGATGTGCCATCATGTGTGTGACCACTTGTGCCCATTGCACTTTCAATTGCGTCAAATTCACCATCTAAATCTGCAGCATTGATAATGTTGCCATCAGCAATGTTATTAGATGTGTCATTCCTAGTGTAACCTGTTCCCATTTTGGTTTACCTTCTCGTGTTTGTACCAAATTCTAAAGTGATAGCATCAAGTGAAAATGGTGGGTCTGTACTATCTGATTCAAATTGTATAGACGCTGTAAAGCCTGATCCTATTAGTTGTGTTTCAAAAAGAGTTACTAGTTTATTACTATATACTGCAGAAGATCCAAATACCGCAGAGCCATAAAAAGCAACCTCACCTGTGTCGTTATCAAAATTTATCTGTGTAGGCTGTATACTATTACGTTGGTCAAAGTCTAGTTTAAGACTCATATCAAATGATACACTACCTTGTGGGTCTGTATAAAGAAATGCTTTGTAAAAAGTCTTACGAACTCGTGGATCATTAATTGGCATAAACGGAGTAGCAAAAGTAGTTTGTATATTTAAACTATTAAAACTATTACCATCTTCCATTTGATACAAATAACCATCATCATTAGCAAAAACAATTGTTTCTGTATTTTGATAGAACCTACTGTCAGCTACGTAAGCTCTAATACCACGAAGCTCGGCCCAAGCCATACCTTCACCACCTTGACCAGAAAACTGCGTACCAAGAATACCTTGAGCATTTTCTTGTGTAATGTTTGTATTATATCCTAGTATTCTATACTGAGATTTATTACGAATAACTACACTAGCAAAAGAAGTATTAGCAGTAATAAAACTTGTTACTTCTTTTTGTATTGTTTTAGATACAACACCAAGACCAAAGTCACCTATACGATCTGTACCACTTAATAATCTAAGACCATCTGGTCCTAAGAACATTATGTCACCACCTACTTCTTGGATAGTGTCTGTGTCTACGCAACCAATGTCAGTAGTAACTGGTTGTAATTGAAAGTCTGCTATTGTATTACCAACTAATTGGAATATAGAAGACTCAGTAAAGATAATTAATTGTTGTCTAAAAACAATCAGTCCTGTAATCACGGCTCCTAAAGAGATTGTACCAGAACCATTAGCTGCTGTAAAGTCATTATCTGTATATGGAGCAGTAAAAGTTAATAAATTACTTTTGCCAAAAAACAGTTGGTTTTTAAAGTTGACTACAAAACCTGCACCATTAACATCCGTAGGGGCATCGTTAAGTGCAGTAAACGTACTGTTATCATATAGTGCAGGAACATTAGTACCATCTACTGTGGCAATTTTTTCTGTTCCTGTATAGTTATACCTTGCAAATCTAGTTTTACCAGCACTTTCTCTTGATGTACTTAAAAAAGTTATTGCAGCATCATCTGCTGGTGAACTAGCTAATGCAGGGTTTATGGCTAATGTAGCACCACCAGAGCTTACAGTTGCATCTGCAGTAACCGTATAGACAAGATCAACACCAGCAATTTTAAATATATCACCTGCCTGTGGGGCTGCAGTTAAACCATCAACAATAAGACTTGTACCAGTTTGTGATGCACCATTTACAAGTACAGTACCATAGTTAGGTACATTAATATGCGTTACTGCACTAGAGGATACTTTAAAAAGATCGTCATTTCTTGCTACAATAACTCTATCTAAAAATACACCACAACCAAGTGCAAGATAGTTACTTGTCGTTGTGGTAAATGTAACTGCGGCTGCATTTGCAGGAGAGCTATCAAGAGCGCCAGTAAGTGTTAGTGTAGCTCTATTATTTGTAGCGTCATATGATACACCCCCAGATGCAATAGTATATGTACCTGTAACCCCATCTATTGTAAGTGTGTCACCTGCCTCTGGTGTCTGATGTATATTACCTATAATAAGACTAGTACCAGACTGACTAGCACCGTGTACAACAGGAGCACCATAAGGTGGAATAATACTACTGTTATATTTAGTATAACCTAAGATACGTCTGTAACCACCCTCAATAGATGGTTCAAAGTTTCTAAGAGTTCTTGCAGATCCCGGTGCGTTAATACCTTGTTGCAAAGGACTCATATTAGTAACAAGTCCACCCTTAAATTCTATAGGGTATGTTTGACGAGTTGATGGCATGTATTAGTTTGCTCTAAATGAACTGACTGCAATACGGTTACGATCTATTACAGTTGATCTAACATAATCATATCTATTAATATACAAGCTACGCATGTTTTTAATTTCATCTACAAAACGTTGTTGCATAATAGAAGACTCTTGCGTTTCCCCTCTAAACATATATGCATAGTGCATTGCACCATCTAGTAAAATATATCTAAACTGTTCTGGTATTGTGGGTACATCTGTAGCATTAATAAGATCTACAGGAAGTCTATAATACTCGTATACAACAGTATATGCTTTATCTGGTGCAGGAACAAAACCAAACTCTAAACTAGGTGTACGAAATACATAGTCAGGTAATGCTCTACGATTATCTGATGTACTATATTCCGCATCTACATACTTATCTAAATATTCTTCATACGTAATAACTTTTAAACGTTTAGTATCATTACCTAAAGTATCGTCACGTTTAATGCGAAAGCTATCCATGTCAATTGTTTTAGCATCTGCAGGATATGCATAACGTACTGTACCAGCAGTTAATGTTTCTTCTGTTTCTACATGATTAAAAGGCCATTCGTATTCATGTTGATTAAGATAACGAATAGCAGAGTTTACTGCATCTTTAATCATACTGTACTCACCCGTAGCAGCAGCAAAGTTACTTGATGTAAGTTCCACCTCATTAAGTCTACGGTTTACGTCATTCACTAGACCAATATAATCATAAGCCATTTAACGTTCCTTTACCCGTAACTTAATACTGCGTTCTGCTTGACTGCCTGTGCTGTCAATCATATTACAGAAAAAAGTATATTCAATGTTGTTTGTACCACCACCAATATTAATAGTGGCCACAGTGTTAGTATTTGTTTGTGACACGTTTTGTATATCGTCAGTAGTTGCAGAACTAGAGGCAACAGTAAGTGTTTGTCCTGCACCTAGTGTAGTTTTAGTACTATAAGCAGTACTTTTTACAGACCATGTGACAGTACTAATAGTAGCACTACCAAGAAAACGTGACCAATCTACACTGTAATCTAGTTGTTCATCAGGGTCTTTATTAGGCCAACGAAAACTCATGTTTAATCCTCAGTTGCATATACAGTTCGTTCTGCAGATGTTGCTTGTCGTTCTACAAAAACTATTCTATTCTCTTGTGGTATTCTTACTGTCCTGTTTGTGTCAAAAGCAGGAATAAACACCAATCTATTCTCATCGGGTATACGTACAGTTCTGGATGCTGAAGTAGACATTACGCTGCCTCTGCTATATATACTGTGCGTTTACGGCTATACTGCTCTCTTACAGCTTGGAAGTCAAATACTACTGCAGTTGTAGTTATTGTACCTATTGTAGCTGTAGCAGGTACTGCAGTTATATGTTCAACAACATGTACAGTTACACTGTTTACTGCACTTGTAGCACTTACACCAGTAATGTCTTCTGTTGTTTGTGCTTCTATCTCGCCAAGTGTTGTAGTACCTTGAACACCAACTAAACTTACAGAAAAACTAACAATTGGTTGTACTGTACCAATAGAACCTGTAGCACTTACACCTGTAATATCTTCTTGGATATTTACAGATACAGAACCTATTGCACCCGTTGCTGATACACTAGTTAATGCTTCATCTACTTTTTCTTCTAGTGTATTTACTGTACCTGTAGCAGATACCCCAGATATTTTTACAGTAATCTTAGGTTCAACAGTACCTACAGAGCTTGTAGCACTTACACTATTAAGAACTTCTGTAGGTTTTTCTTCTACAGTATTTACTGCACCTGTAGCTTCAACACCTGTTAATGTTACAGTGTTACTAATTGTTACAGTATTAATTGTACCTGTGGCTAATACGCTGTTTAGTGACTCTAGTACATTAACCGTAATAGTGTTAATTGTACCTGTAGCAGATACACTATTAAGTCTTTCAGATACATCAATTTCAAAACCACCAGCACTTACAGATTCAATAGTACCAGTGGCAGAAACTCCTACTAATGCGATATTAGGTTGTACAATTCCGTATCTAGCAGAACCGTATGTACCTATGCCATAAAGTGCATCAGAGGAGTCATAAAAAGACATATTTATGCGA